TTAACTTGTCCAACAGCAGGAAAAGTTTTCTGCTTTGACACAAAGACAACTTTAGAAGATGGGTCTTATCGTGTAACGATATGGGACAGCATTGCTCCAAAAAGTTTTTGCTCTCGTAGGAATGGAGATTTGCTCATTGGTCAAACTGGTTTTGTAACAAAATACACTGGTTACCAAGATAATACTTCAGCTTACCGAATGCAATACTACACAAACAATGCTGATTTGGGTAATGATGGGCAAACCTCAATCATCAAGAAAATCAAGATTCTTGTTGTGGGTGGTAGTAACCAAGCAATATCTATATTTTGGGGCTATGATTTTTCATCAAGCTATCAATCGCAGACAGTTTCTATACCAACGCAATCTGTGTCTGAATACGGAATTGGCGAATACAACATTGCACAATATGCAACAGGCATAATTTTAGAAGAATTGACTGCATACGGAAGCGGGTCAGGAAAAGTCGTTCAGACGGGATTTGAGATTAACATTAACGGGTCACCAATTTCATTCCAAAAGATTGAGATTCAAACCAAAACAGGCAAACTTGCATAAGGAGCAACCATGTCAAACTACACGAAAACAGTTAACTTTGCAGCCAAAGACGCACTCACAACAGGTGACGCTAATAAGGTTGTCAAAGGCACGGAGATTGATACCGAGTTCAATAACATTGCGACTGCGGTTGCAACAAAGTTTGATACTTCAAGCACTGTAGCAGTAGCTAATGGCGGTACAGGGGCAACAACAGCCGCAACTGCTGTAAGCAATTTAGGCGCTTTGCCAGCAGCTAACCCATCTTACACAGGTACATTAACTGGTGGTACTGGAGTTATCAACATTGGCTCTGGACAGCTAGGAAAAGATGCCAATGGGAATCTTTTAGTGGGTACTACGTCTGCGACTAACAATGCCAATACCTTTACTGTTGCTTCTGCTAAATCAGCCCTTATTTTAGGGAGTAGCGTATCGGCAGATTCAAACGCTCTTTTAGATTTGTTAAAGTTTGGTAGTACAGCTAGTAGCTCTCAAGTCTATGTTTCGTTTGCCTACAATTCTGGTGCTAATGGTAATGGAACAATCACTGGGGCTGGTGTAGGTCAAGCACAATTTACTGCTAATTCAGACATTCGATTAAAAGAAAACATCGTAGATTTAGCGCCCCAACTTGCAAACATCATGGCGTTGCGCCCTGTTGAGTTTGACTATAAATTAGAAAAAGCCCATCAAATTGGTTTTATTGCTCAAGAGGTAAGAGAGATTTATCCTGACTTGGTAGGTGAAACAAAAGATGGATATTTATCTTTGTCTGGTTTAGACAAAAATGCATCTCGTTTGATTAAAGCAATCCAAGAACTCAAAGCGTTGGTTGATGCACAAGCTGTACGCATTGCTGCACTTGAGGCTAAATAAAGGAAGAAAAAAATGGCTACCGCATACGACACACGATATGGTTTATTTCCACCTAGAACGCCTGATCCATTACCTGTGCTGTTGCAGGCGTTTGATGTTAATGCGTTTAAAGATATTCCTGATAAATTACCAACAATTACAGTTCCAATGCAAGGTAGAGGATTGCAGGGAGCTATTCCAGAATACGAAAAAATTGCACCAGAATTTGACCAATATGCAGATCGTTCCCTTGCGTTAGGCATGGGTGGTGGTAGACAAATTGAAAGCTACACAGTACCAACTGATAAAAAATTTCAAGATAAGCCATTAGTTGCAAAATACGATGCAAAAGGGAATTTTATACAGTTAATGGTTGATCCACAAAATGCTTTAACTCCTGACCCAAATCAACCAAACATACTTGCTACACCAGTATTTAATAAAACAGGTGGAATTACTAATTATGGAGTTTATGATGCCAATGCTCAGGATAACGGCAGCTTTGGTAGTTTTATAAGAGATGTAGCATCTGAATTTGGCCCAATGATTTTGGCTGGATTGGGTGCTAATTTTGCTGCTGGCAATCTTGGTAGTTTGTTTGGTAGTGGTGCTGGTGCTGCTGGTACAGGCTTAACTCTTGGTGGCGGTGGACTTGGACTTAGTGCTGGTGGTAGTGGACTTGGCATAACCGCTGGCTCAGCGGGTGCTGGCGCTATTGGCGGCTCTTTGGGTTCAACATTAGCAGGAATAACTACAGGTATTGGCGCTGGTACGGCTTTAGGCGCTATTGATGCTACTTCAGGGCTATTAAATTCAGGAACAGGCTTAACTGCTGGTGGTAGTGGATTAGGTTTAAATGCTGGTACTGGCACAGGTCTTAATATTGCCTCTACTACTGGTAGTGGACTTGGCATAACTGCAGGTTCGGCAGGTGCTGGAACTATTGGTGCAGGATTGGGAGAGACACTAGCAGGAATAACTACAGGAATTGGTGCTGGTGCTGGTGCTGGTGCTGGCTTTACTGTTACTCCAAGTATTCTGCAATCTATTGCAAATGCAACTGGAATTGACGTAGATACTTTAAAGACTTTTGGCCCAGCGGTTATTCAAGGTTTAGCTAGTGCTACTGGTTCTGTTTTAACTTCTAATCAAGCCACTGACGCAGCTACGACACAAGCAAATGCACAGATTAGGGCTGCACAGATTGCGGCTGATGCTGCCCGTTTTAGACCTGTTGGCGTGACTACTCGCTTTGGTACATCTAACTTTACAACTGATGCAGCAGGCAATGTTGTTACGGCAGGATATACACCTAGTGCTGAAATCACAGGTTATCAAGATAGATTGAGAACTCTTGCGGGTCAGGGACTAACTGATGTAGAGGCTGCTAGAGCCGCTTATCAGCCTTTAACTGGTGCAGCACAGAGCTTGTTTGGTTTAGGTCAAAGCTACCTTGCTAAAACACCAGAGCAAGCTGCTGCTGATTACATTTCCAAGCAACAGGCTTTGCTTGCGCCTAGCCAACAAAATCAACTTGCGTTGTTACAGAACCAATTACAGCAACAAGGACGTGGTGGTTTATCTGTTGCTCAAGGTGGTAATTTAGGCGCTACAACTCCTGAAATGCAAGCCTATTACAACTCATTGGCTCAAAGCAATTTGGCTCTTGCTGCAAATGCAGATCAAGAGGCTCAGAACAGGATTAGGTTTGGCGCTGGATTGTTTGATACAGGTGCTAACTTGCAAAACAGATTCTATAGTGGTCAAACAGCGGCATATGCACCATTTACCACTGCTATTGATACATCATCAGGGCTTGAGAGATTGGCGCAACAACCTTTGGATTTAAGCACTTCCATTGGTCAAAGGGTTAGTACGGCTAATGCTAATGTTGGTAATTTAACTAGTCAGGGCATCATCAATGCAGCAGCAACAATGGCTCCAGCAAATGCTTATTCAGCAGCTGGAAATCTTTTTACTGGTGCGGCTCAAAGCCCTGTGTTTTCCAATGCAGTAAACAGAGCGTTTGGTAATACACAACAGTCAACGCAACAGATGTTTACATTTAATCCAGCAACAGGGCAATATATACCTGTTCAAAACGCCATCATTTAAGGAGAAAAGATAATGCCATCAGAAGTCTTAGGATTGTTTACCTCTCCTCAACAATACCAACAAAACCAGTTGGCACAGTTCCAAAATCGTGCGTTTCAAGAGGTTCAACTAAACCCTTTCCAACAAGCTGCTTTAGGTGCTAGGACTGCTGGTTACCAGTTGGGACAAGGTATTGGTGGTGCTTTGGGTGGTCAAGACCCACAGTTGCAAATCATTTCTCGTAGACAACAATTGGTTAGTCAATTGAATCCAAATGACCCTGAGTCATATATGAAGATTGCTGAAATAGCGGCTCAATCTGGTGACCAACAGTTTGCTATTGCCGTTGCTGACGCTGGTAGAAAAGCTATGAGCGAATATGCTCTCATTCAGCAAAGAACTAGAGAACGTCAAAGTGCAGACCCATTCCAACAGATTATTCGTTCTGGTAAATATACTCCCGAAAGTTTGGCTACCTATCAAAAGTCTCAAAATGTTGCAGATTTAGTTTTACTTGAAAAACAAGGTGCAACAACTAATGAAATTCAAATTGCTCAAGAATTTGCTTTACAAAAAGGTGCAAAAGGTACGCCAGAATTCAATACAGAATTCAATGCTCAACTTACTCGTTTAACAACAAAAGAGCCAAAAGATGTTTCACCAAATGTTAAAGAAGTTGGTGTTGCAGAAGGAACTCGTGCGCCTGTTTATCTTGATGTAGTTAAAGATGAACAATTTACATATCAAAAAGGCGCTGATGGCAAACAAATTCGTGTACCTTATATTGGTGGTGTTGATAGAACAACTGCAAAGGTTAGCGCAAGTGCATAATCACAAGGAGAAACTGAGTTTTCTAAAGAACTTGGTAAAGCAGATGCCAAAAAAGTTGAGGCGGCAATGGTTACTAGAGATACCTCTATTGGCGCATTAAACTCATTAAACAGATTGAATCAACTAAATCAACAAGATTTGATAAGTGGTTCTTTTGCTACTGGTAGAGTTGGCGCAACAAATCTTTTGTCAACACTTGGTCTAGTAGGCTCAAAAGATAT